TCCAGCGATCTCGTGGCACAAACTTAGTATCGCCTACTACGTAGCCCTCTCCGCCAGGCTTGCCACCTGTGTGTGCTGAAATGTCGCCCTTGGCAGCATCTAGCTCACGTATAACTTCGTTCTTAGCGGCCATAATCTCTTTGACCAAAACAAATAAGTTATCTAGAACATTAGGAATTGCATCGCTATGAGCTTTGATTTTAGCTGCTTTCGCAGGAGTTTTCTGCAAGAAGTTAAAAAAAGCATCTGAATTGATATTATCTAACTGTTTTGCCTTGCTTTGAGAATTAACAAAAGTATAAATTTCACTCTGTAGATATCCCATACCTGCAACAGGCGTTAAGAATTGATTTATTGACTGTTGATTTTTAGCCAATGCCGCAATACGATCTAGGTTAGATACATCTACTTTAGGCCTATAATCTACATAGGTAAGACCAAACACAACTAAATCCGGGTTGGCATTTAATAATTTTACATCTTCTATATCTTCACCGGTCTTATCACCGAAGTAATCAAAATGTTTATGTGCTGCTACAGCTATCTTAGCCTTACCTAAACGTTGGCCGACAGAACTAGTTGCCTTTACTTCATAGGTAGTTTGATTGGGGGTAAACATTATCTTACCGTCACCGCTATCGTAGGGTTTTCCCGGATGGAACAGTATATCGCCGTAGATATATCCTCTAAAGTCCTTGGGCGTTCCTCGTTCAAATATAGGCCATAGGCTGGCCATGTCTGATGCAAACTTCTCGCGCCAGTCTTCTCCCTTACCACGGCTCATGATAAATGATTTAAGTTCTTCTGGGCTAGATGATTTACCTTCTTCACGACCCCAGTTATTCTTCCCTACCATGCGGAATGTACCATCATCATCACGACCCCAATATACAGTAGGATTACCGTCCCATTTGATAGAAATTTTAGTTTCAGGCTTTTCTAAATCTCTTAGTATCTGTATGGCACGTTGTGCGCCATTGGCTTCTGTGAAAACAAGGTCTTCTAAGTGATTAAACTCACGGCCTACTTTCTTAGGAGCAGGTGTGTCTGCTTCGTTTACGGATTCGTTCTTCTTACGACCAGCACAGTGCGCCTTCTGACTAAACCCTTTAGGGTTGGAGCAGTTGATTGAGCGTTTGTACTTTTCGCTCCACTTCTCTGTTATTATTTCAAATGCTCTCATTTTACAATATCAATCATTTGTCGCATCCAACCTATGCTGCCTGGTTGATAACTTTCTATTTGATTGGCTTTTGGTAGTTCTATTCCCGACCGTGCCAGTGTCTCTCTAGCTGCTGCTACTAGTTCTTCGTAATTTGGTAACTTGCGAATGTAATTAAGAATACTCTCTACAGAACGTATATCTTTTACAGTTGCAGTTTGGCCTAATAATTCTTTGGCGATAGTATTCCAATCATTGCCATTAGGCAAAAGTTCATCAGTCTGAGGATTTAGAAGTCCATGCTTTGGACTATATTTCTTTCCTCTGGCTCTAGCAATACTACTTAGGAGTATGTGTCTATGTTCTCCGCGATAAACTCCGGTTCCGCCAATCATTGAACCCTGTTGAAATTTAGGATTTGCAGAAAACATAAAGTCGGCTTGAACGAAACCGTTAGAAGGATCGCCCTTGATTGGTACTTTCCAATGTACATTATCTCCGCTGAGTTTTACATTCTCTTTGCCGAATTGTGAAATCAATTTGTCTGCAAAGGATTTTTTGTCCACTTCGTTGGCATCAACGCTCAGATCAAGATCTCCAGAACTGTTCTTTTCAAAAGTTCCGTCCGGATCCTCTTTACGACCAGTAGTTCCTAACCACTTTACTGGTTTTTTGTCGTCAAGATCCTTTTCTTTGGTAAAGTCTAAACCTGTAATTTTTTCGATATAAACTACAGTTTCCTCAACATCTGCCGTGGCAATGCGTTGTGTTAAAGGCTGCTTATCGGGCCCCTTAAAAACATTACCACCTTCTAATATTACATTACTCATCTAATGATCTCTTGGTCCTTTTTGATTCCGCAATTTTACGGATTCCCCTTGAAAACTTAGCAGGATCCTGCCCACGAATGGCGTTAAGTAGTCTTCTTTCTAATTCATCTGCTTGTTCTGCGGTATAGTGTTTCTTAAGGCTCTCTAGCAGATTTATTGCAGAATTAATGATGTTTACGGCCCGGCTTTCGAACAGTTCGTCCTTATTCCGGATTTCCGCTAGTTCATTTAATTCTTGCAGAATAGATCTAGTTTTTAGTTTCATGTGTAACTCGTTAGATTATATATTTACTTCAAATCTAAACAATATTATAGCATTTGTCTAGAGAAGTCAAAATCATATTAGTTTAGTTGCACAGCAACATTACTAAATACTCAGTAGAAACCATAAGAACCTACACACACTTACAGAGGAATAACAATGAAATATCTATCAAACAAGATGCTGATGATCTTGGAACGTCTAAGTGAAATGTTTCCGGACAGCGCATATCAAACTCGCTTAGATCGCTATCTAAGCACCAAAAGTATTACTGATGCTGCCCAGCTAGAAAATTATATCAACGAATTCACTTACAACTCTAAGGAAAAATATCTATGAAAACAGTTATCAATTATCTTTGGTCAATAATCGAATCATTCGGCAAAGCTAGAGCAGCAAGCCATTTTGCTCGCATGGGAGATCACGAAGCAGCTAGACGTATAATGGCAGAATAATCAGTAAATACGTCATGCAGTTGGTTTATATACACGGTGCTAACGCTACCAGCGAAAGCTTCAACTATATACAGAGCAAAGTTGGACAGGGGATCTCTATAAACTACGACAGTCGTAACGGTTTTCAGAATAATCTGGACGACATGTTGATACAGTTGTCTAGTATCAAGGATATAGCTTTTATAGCACATAGTTTGGGCGGTATATATGCCCTACACATCGCCAACACTCTACCTAAAAATGTCAAAGGTGCTATTACACTTAGCACACCCTACGGCGGCGCTGAAGTAGCAGAATATGCTCAATATTTTTTACCTTTTAGTAGATTGATGCGAGACATTGGTCCTAGCAGTTGGGCTATGAAACAAGCTAATCGAATAAAAATACAGCACCCGTGGACCAATGTTGTGACTGTTAAAGGACACAGTCCGTTCATCTTATCGCCTAACGACGGTGTTGTTACCATTAGAAGTCAAAACTACCACGAAGACATGGAGTTAGTTCCTGTAGACTACAATCATTACGAAGTTGTGCTCAGTGACGAAGTGATAAAGATTATCAAGGAACGGCTAAAAAAATTCAGAAAATAACTTGTTTTTTTGTTTTTAGACTATATAATAAACTAACAGCGAAAAAGAAGTAGCTGTTTTTAACAGACATTACACACAGGAGATTTAAAATGTCAGAAATTTTCACTGCACCAAAACTACCAGAAGTTAAATTTAATAAGAACGGATATGAGATCCGCTCAGACATTCTTGCTATGGCTAAGGATCTAGTTGCTCAAGAATACACCTACAAATTCCAAGGTTGGGAAATGAGCGCAAAGCGTGATGAAAAGAACGGTCAGATCGTTACCACAGTCGGTATGCCAGAGTTTCCAGGTTTAGAAAAAGTATTAGAAACCGCCGAAAAAATGTACGCATTTGTTAACGCCGGCGTGAAGAAATAATATAGGGCTCATAGAGTCATACATACTATGAAATGAAAAACCCCCGAAAGGGGGTTTTTTATTATCTAACTTTAGCTAACTTAAAAAACTGTAACACCTTAATGTATTGCCATCCGATATCAAATTCATACCATTTCTTACTAAACTTAGCACTAGAACCGTCACCGTGATGATTATTGTGCAACATCTCTCCACCAATCCAGAAATCGATTGGCAGTAGATTACGGCTAGTATCTTTGACATTGTAGTTTCTATAACCCCACCAATGAGCCGCACCATTAATAACACCGGCGGCCCAAAATGGAATCCAGAGCATTTGAACTCCCCACACAACTATCCCTACAGGACCAAAGAGCAATAGGTCTATGACCAACATCAAAAGAATTCCTGTGAGGGGGTAGGGAGTGTAAACTTTTTCTTCTATCCAATCATTAGGAGTACCTATTCCTAATTCGTTGACTAGTATTTTGTTTCTTTTGGCTTTGACATATAAGAATGCGCCACCGAACAATACTCGCCATATACCATGCTGTTTAGGACTATGTGGATCTTGTTCAGTGTCTGCAGCCTGATGATGTTTGCGATGCACTGCTACCCACTCTCGGGTGTTCATGCCAGTGGTCATCCATAACCAAAAACGCATGAAATGGGCTACTGCAGGATGAAACTGCACTGCTCTATGTGCCTGCGATCTATGCAAATAGAGCGTGACACACGCTATAGTGATTTGTACCATCACCAAGGTGTAGATTATAATTTCCATCTAGTATTTATAGCTTGACTTTTTCATAAACTGACTATATAATAACATTATGGAAATCAATCCCGTAACCCAAAAATACTATGAAGATTATCAAATCTATCTTCGTAGGATGAAAACTAAAGATCTATATGAAGCAAGAATAGATCACGAACAACACATTCAGAAACTTAAAATAGATAACACTCAACGTGCTAGAGAGTTAGACAGACGCCTCGGCCAAAATATTGATATAACCGCATGAAAAAAATCATTTTAACTGACGCAGACGGCGTCTTATTGGATTGGGAATATGCTTTCTCAGTCTGGATGGAGCAGCACGGTTTCCAAAAAACTGATGATTGGCAGTTCAAATACGATATTGGCAAGCGATATGGTATTGAAAAAGATCAAGCCAAAAAACTCATAAAGATGTTCAACGAATCTGCACACATGGGATTCCTTCCGCCCCTGCGTGATGCTATGTATTATGTGAAAAGACTACACGAAGAATACGGCTATGTGTTTCATTGTATCACTAGTATGAGCGCAGATGAAAACGCACAAGAACTGCGCAAAATGAATCTCTGTAAACTGTTTGGAAAGACTGCATTCACTGAGTTTATCATATTAGATACAGGTGCAGACAAAGACGAAGTGCTGGAAAAGTATCGTGACAAAGGTTACTGGTGGATTGAAGATAAGATTGTTAATGCGGAAGCCGGTCACAATGTAGGTTTAAAGTCTTTGGTAATGGAACACGGTCATAATATGGATTATGAGAATCCGGTAATCCCTAGGGTAAAAAACTGGAAAGAGATTTTTGAAAGGATCACCGGACAGAAAGATTATTAACAAAGTTTGCTAAAAGCAAATGATGTTTACCTCCATGCCAATGTGGCTGGAGGTATTTTTTATCATACCACCATTGTTCACTTTCTAAGTGACATCCTATCAAGGCAATATTCCTGTGGACAATTGCCATAGGATCAGAATTGCTATAACGAGCCACAACATCCATATTATTGCCAACAAAAGCACAGCCGTCATAAAAATACATCCTTTCACTTTGTTCTAACCACTGAACTGGCATGGCTTTGGGATGCGGACGTCTGGTGCAGGTTTTTGGACGTTTGATATACTGTGTTACTTCTATACCATCTAGTAGATCAAAATAGTGTTTTCCTGCCCAATATGCTCCCATACATATGCCTAGATATCGTCCGCCGTTATTAACAAAGTTTTTTACTGTGTCAAAATTCCATTTAAGCAGCCTATCGAATCTATCCGCATCGCCAAAACCTCCCGGAAAACAAACACAATCAACATCGTCGAAAAAAGTCGGTTCTACCTCGTCTATGGAAAATAATTTAAAGGTGTGTTGAGAATTTAGAGCTTTGATGATACCATTAGCGGAATCAACTGCACAGACAGGCTGATGAATAAAGATTGCAATGTTCATTGTTAGAACGTAAAATGCTCACTTAGGTCGCCATTCCGGGGCACGACTCCCTTAACGACCCGCCCAGCAGCCGGGCACACACCAGTAACTATAACGTCCTAAGGTAGTGTGTTCTTATACTCTAGTTAGATTACAACAATAAGTCGGATCGCACCAATTACTAGGCTCTACATCTGCTATAGCCAAACTAGATACTGAAAGTAAAAAAATTAAAAAAATGTTTTTCATAGTGTTATTCTTGTTTCTCGATAGTATAGTCGGCTTCAGTGCTGTCTGGATAGCGTGTGGTTAATTTATTAATGATATCTTGTCGACTTTCGCCTTCTATACGTGCAGTCTTACCTGATGCTAATTGAGTCACTAGGTAAACTCCGGGGCCATCGTTGGCATTCTGTTCAGGTTCATCTTTCTTTTCTTCTTCACCAGAAGCATAACTAATTGGAAACTTAGACTTTAAATCCGAAATTGCACCAGCGATATCATAACCGCCCTTAGCAATTTCTTGGCTGGCTTTTTTAATTTCGTCAGATTTGGCTTGTATCCCTGCTACGATCTTTTTCATAAGTCCTGGGAATAATTCAGCAAATTTATCATCCCTTCTGATGGTTTGATTACCGTTGTTTATCTGATTAGTAGGTGCATGAATCTGCCATTTACCATTAACATCATCTACATTATCTTTGTCTATTACACTAATAATAGGACCGTCAGGTGCATATCTTTCAAACCAACGAGCACCAGAACTTGAACCTGTGCAGAAACTAGCCTGGAAACCTGCAGAATTATTAAAGGTGTAACAGCTGCCGTAGTTGAAAGGAACCACTACTAGAAAACGCTCATCGTCAATGATGGTAATTTCTTTCTTTTCACGTTTATGTTTTTCTATAACTTCTGCATCTTTGATTTTCTGTAGTTCATCACGATATTCTCTACTTTGTACAATACTTTGTATCTGTCTTAGATTTTTGAAACGATTAAAATCTTGATGAGGTTCTTTTAATTTTCCTCTGATACTTAGAGCTTTCCATGCTCCTAGAGCATCGCCGCCTTCACCGTTGATATCTTCATAGTCAACAACACCATTTGTGTATAGTCGTGTTAACCATTCATCGAACTTACCGTCTTGGCTAAGGTCGCCGTAATCTGTGCTACGGAGACTGTCATCTAATAGGTCACTCCATAACTTTAAAACTTTTTCAGAATTTTCGGCTTGTTTCTTAGGATCAGTTTCTTGTCCAAATGCAGCAGATCCTAATGCAGCAATTTTATCTTTCGGTAATGTGCTGTCATGCCTCATCGCAATCGTCAGCATCTTAACGATCTTTGGATCCTTGATCTTGGCCCCGACATTGGCTTCTAGAATCTGTATGACTTTCATCCTGTTATTAATGACCTTTTAAAGAAACCTAGCACAGTTCCTAATTTTTTTTGATCGCCAGCAGCTATGTCTTTCAATAATTGTCTAGGACCTTCTGAGAATTGTGCGTTATAACTGCTACCATACCCTCGAGTAATAGTACCAGTTTGCTCTGGATAATGGTGGCTTGCTGCCATGAGCACAGCAATATTGATAGCACTTTTCACTGACCCGGGAGTATCAGCCGAACCTGATTCTAATGCTTCAAGAGCATTTTGTAGACTTTCTACCTGTTGTAGTTTTCTTTTGGCTTTTTCGAAAGCATCATTTTTGATCATATTTGCCACATGACCTTTGATGTCTGCTATGGCCGCAGAAATAGCTCTTGCCCAAAGAGGTTTAAATTTTTGCATTAAAGTCTCTTGGTTAATTTCAGTTGTAGTTCCTTTTTTAGCATCGGCTCTTTTTGACTGCTTATCAGAAACTGCCGAAGTATTTCTACCAACATAAAATTTCTGCAACTTTCCTATATTTGATTTCAAAAAATCTAAAATGTTGCCTCCACGCCCATCACGTGCCTGTTTGACTTCGTCACCTACACTGGCCAACGCATCATAGTTGTCTCCTTTTGCACGGATAGCACCAGTGCCTTTAGATCCAACAATGATGACCCATGACCCTTTATAGGGTTCTTTGAGATCGCTCCACGAGATTTTTTCAACTTGTCTGTAATCTTGATCGTGAGCCAAGTTCATTTCTTTATGTAATTTTTTAACAACAAGGTCGCCGCCGGGATTTCCGGTAATCAAGCTCAACGAAGTCGAAGCTTCGTCAACATAATTTTCTAGCAACCTAGAAAAAACTTGAAAACTTTCTGTACGCATTAGTTACACCAGCTTTGTTTTGCTTCGCCGAAATATTCTCTAGCGAATCCGTTTTTGATTAGTTCTGCACGTAGGCTAACACCATTTAGGATCATGTCTCCTAAAACTCTACCACCAAACTTATCCCAACCGTAAAGGATGACTTGGTGCTTTTGTGTAGATGCCACTGCGTTCTTAGTAAAGGCTGAGGCAGCTTGACCTCGTTGATCTTCTGAAGGGCATTGGGCTCTATGTCCTTTTTCTGGAGTGTCGACTCCGTAGATTCTAACCGCAAGTTCTGGCTTGAGCGGTTTAGGAAGAAACGGCGCACTGATTACCACAGTGTCGCCGTCATTCACCCTTAGAATTTGTGCGTCATAGGTCACACCCTGTGGCGCTTTTTGTGCGAAAGCTGCTTTCCCTAAAGGAAAAAACAGTAAAAACCCTAGCATTAGCAGGATAGCTTTTTCTTTAAACATAGAAATCCCTCAATAATAGCTATATTTATAGATTAATACAGATCATTATTACCTAATATCTTACCGCCTATTACAAACTTACTGCGACAATCTGAACATCGGCATTCGTTGCAGTCGCAGTCGTCAGTTAAACAGCTATGCCCACAATGTGCGTAGCAACCGCATCCGCAGTTAGATTTAAGCCTTTGATAAGTTGTATCATCTTGATCCATACTCACTCCTATTCGTAGGTTACTGTGTCGCTATCTCCCAAGCGCCACTTTGGGTTAGTTTCTACTACATATTTCTTAGTGCAGACTTTGAAGTCCGGGAACAGCATTTCTTTGGGATTTGAAGCAGCATCAAAGAAAAGGCAACGATTGTTAGGCTGTGCCGCATACTGTCCGTTGTCTAGCTGTATGAAGTTGAAGCTCTTGTGATCTTCAGGCCATTCGCTGTAACTGGTATCTATGATGTTCAAATCAGGTGCAGCATTGTCTACGGTAAACATATAATCGCCCTGATACATCTGTTTGTCTTTGGCATAGAACTTGCAGCTGAGATTGCGTAGGAAAGCTTTCTGTATCACTGCTATATCGTAGCTGAAACAGTCCCAGATCTGTAGTGTGTCTAAAGGTAGAAACTTCTCCGGCTCAAGATTGTCTGTGCGCGAAACGAACGCTGACAGAGGTAACTTGTCATAAAGAGCACCATAGCGTGGTAGATAAGCTTCAATGCGGAATGCCTGACTGCGTAGGCTTTTGATGCTGACCCAAATACAGGGTTCATATTCTCCTTGACCTTGTTGGAAATCATATAAAAACTCTCTGCGTACGAAACAGTGTACTGGGGGGATGTTGGCTACTAGGAAACTCATTATCTCTGTTCAATCCATGTCATTGCTGCCAAAGCACTTTTGTTAGCGTTGGGTGAGGCTATAGCTAATGTTAATGTGTCGCTGACTGTTCCTAAACTACCTCTGCCCATCTGATATACAGTGTTTTGATCTAATCTAATGCCTGTGCCGCCACCACCAATAACGAATCCTGAATCAATGTCGATCCCTCCTGTGTAACTAGTGGCTGAAACGTCGTACTGTGTGAATGCGTTGGCATCAGGCATGTTCACAAAATTAGCACCAGTTAAGGTAGCATTGCGAACCAATTTGTAAAACACTGAGGTATTATCTACAGTGGCCGCTTGGAAGAACGTAGGCAACACAATGCCTTTCAGTGCGTCAGATTTCAATCTAATGCTGAGTATGGGATAAAATATGTTGGCCGAGACCATGGTCCTGCCAGTTACCGGACCAGTGATGTTCTGTGCAATGCCTAACTTAGTAGCCTCGCCTTCTGATATAAGACTGTTGGAACCTTGATATAGATAGTGTGTGCCTGAGACTCCTGTGAGATTTTCTAATTCTAATCTGATAGGCAAGAAGGGAGTAGAACTCCAAGGCACCGTGGTGACATTGCCGTGATTAAATGTGTGAACTATATAGGTATATCCGTTTATAACAAAACCTACTACGATCTGTCCGGCGCCGTACCACTCATAGTCAAAAGTAATCATCTGTGCTTTGGTAGCATCCGCAGTAATGCCGCTTGGTCCTAGTCCATCTAATCGATCACCATTCCATTGGCTGCGGGGCACACGATTTTCAACTAAACTTCCTGATGTACTGGTACGCACCACCACATTGTATTCTGGTAATCCATCTGCTCCTAATACTCCAGCATCTTCAAAGTAAAAACCGTTTTGCTCGTCAAACAGTCCCAATCGTCTACGTATGCCTGTGACAGGCGCTTCAAGTCTCACAGCATAGGTTAGTTGAGAACTGCGTCCTGGAAGGTATCGCATGACATTACGAGTCTGACGTATGACTTTAGATCCCAATGTGCTGCCCACTGCCATGTCTACCCAGTTAGTGTTAGAGTTCCAGGTAGCAGATCCGCCGTTAGCTGTTGATTCATCCCAGACATCTGTTTCTTTGCCGTACTGGAATGTGTTGAAGAAATCAGTTTGATAGCTTGATATCTTCATACGATTCTTGCTGGTATAACCTGCTTGGCTGTCAACAGTACGTAAAGTTGGTCTACCATTGGCATCGTAGGTCATGGCCTTGTGCAGATTTAGTATATTAGATTCATCTGCGTGAATGTAATTTGTTGAGTTCGGATTGCGAACGCCCATATTTTATAATCCGTATGTCGCTTTGGTAGCGTTAAAGTTTTGTAGTACCTGTGCAGCAGATAGTTCTGCATTGTAGGCCAACACTTTACCAACACGACCTTTTAAAAGGTTACCTGTTACATAGGCAGCGATACTGGCTGTACCTGTTCCTGGGTGTGCAGTTTTTTGTGCGGTGTAGGTGCTGTCTAATGCTCCGTTAATATACAAGCTCATACCATTGGTGGTGCTAAATGTTAGTGTGACATTGTACCAAGTGCTGAGATTAATCGTAGCCGTTGACGGAAATGCTGTGAAGAGTGCCCAATCACTATGTCCGCAGTATATTTTCTTGTCCACGCTAGCTGATGGTCCCATATAGATAAAGTGTCCGTCACCACTGAATATGTTGTTGTCTTGATAACCGTTGAGATAGAACCATGCTGATTTGGTATAGGCTGTAGACGATATCACACCAGTGCTGGCACCTGATCCGTATTGACTAGTGCCGTTGAAAGTAAAATAACTCGGAGTACCTGAAGTATAAGTTGGACTGCCAACTAGAGTAATATTCTGTGCAGTACCTGCTATGTCTGTCCACGTCGTACCTGATCCACTGTAACTGCTAGCATCGTCCGGATCTAAGTTTAACACTAGATTAGATGTGACCAAAGAGGATAGTGTCCAAGGACGACCATCGGTTAGTGTACTTGCACCGTCATCCGGTTCTGGCACGTTGCCGTTATAGGGATTAGGCAAAAGATTTACATCGTAGGAGTTTAATGTTCTGTAATATATCTTGCTGGTGTCTCCGCCAGCTTTTCTTTTGACTTCTGCGATTTCAAGTTTCTGTATCTGTCTTGCCTGTTTGCTGTCTACCTGACGTGTTGTACACAATATCGTATCACCATCTACTATTCCCATAGCTGTCAAGGTAGTTGAACTATCGCCGTAGACCACATCGTTAACAGCAGGATTATTCAATAAGCTTATTCTATAATAATCTGTGGGCAAACCTTCGTCTGTGGCTATAGCTGTAATCAATTGGTCCACAGTAATAGTCAGTGCTACAGTCACTGAATCTTTGATGCCTGTAAGCCCCCAATAGTTTATTGTGGCCATTATCTAACTCCGTATACTTTGCCTGGATATAGGCTAGGATGCTCGCCCTTGATATCTGCAGGATCTTTGGGTGTTTGCATTCCGCCGCCAGCTTTGGTTGTTACTGCATCTAACCCTGCATATTCTTCTTTGGGTGTGTTTGAATATTCTGTAGGTTCGCCTTGATCAGCGAGGTCTACTATCTGTCTAAATCTACGGATATCATCCGGGGCGAACTCTTCTTCTGCAGGTTCACCTTGTTTTTTCATAAAACCCACTATGTTGTCATAGTCTGCCATGGTAACAGGGCCCTGCTGTGACATTTTAATAACCGCTTCTGCAACATCATGCAAATCAGCATCTTGTTTTACATCTTCTCGAGCAAGTTCTAATAATCTTATGAATAAGGGTACATCTAGTTGTACGATATCTGCCATAGTTAAATCCTCAGTCTAATATTTAGCGGTTAAATACTCTTACGATGATAAACAAAGAACCCTTCAAAAAACTAATCTTAGATCTTAAAGATTCGGGAAAATATCGTGTTTTTAACGATATTATTCGAGAGCGTGGAGATTTCCCTAAAGCTATCTGGTATGGCCCGTACAATATTAAAACCATAGTAAACTGGTGCTCAAACGACTATTTAGGAATGGGGCAACACAAAGTAGTATTAGATGCAATGCATACAGCTTTAGACCAAACAGGTTCAGGTTCAGGAGGTACAAGAAATATCGGTGGCACTAGCCACTATCATGTCGCTCTAGAACATGAGCTAGCAATGTTACACAACAAGAGCAGAGCTTTATTATTCAGTTCTGCTTACGTGGCTAACGAATGGAGTTTGATTGCATTATCTAAAATTATTCCTAATATTCATTTTATTTCAGATGCTAACAATCACAACAGTTTAATAGTGGGTATAAGTCATAGCAAAGCTTCTAAAACTGTCTTTAAACACAATGATCTAGATCATTTAGAAGAGATACTGTGCTCAGTAAAACTAGCAGGTCAAGTGCCTTGTATAGTATTTGAATCAGTCTACAGTATGGATGGCGATGTAAGTCCTATCAAACAAATCTGCGATCTAGCAGACAAATATCAAGCTATAACTTACATAGACGAAGTACATGCGGTAGGACTCTATGGAACCCACGGGGGTGGGAAGGTTGAAGAACTCGGGCTTGAATCCCGTATTGACATAGTTAATGGTACCTTAGGGAAAGCCTATGGAGTCCAAGGTGGTTATATAGCTGCCGATGCAGACGTAGTTGACGCCATCCGTTCTGTGGCCGCAGGATTTATCTTTACAACTTCAATGTCGCCTGTGGCCTGTGCAGGTGCTCTAGCTGCTGTGAAGTATCTCAAAGATCACAACGAGATTCGAGAGAAACATCAGGAACGTGCCAATAAACTTAAACAACTGTTACGAGAAAATGAACTACCAGTAATGGATTGCTCCACAACTCACATCGTTCCTTTATTGGTAGGTGAAGCTAAGAAATGTAAAACAATGAGTGATATGTTATTGAATGAGTTCAGTATCTATGTACAACCTATCAACTATCCTACTGTAGATGTAGGTACTGAAAGGTTACGTTTTGCACCTACCCCGTTTCATGATGATTCTATGATGAATGATTTGATTGTTGCCCTGAAGTCTGTGTATCACCAGGTGCAAGTCTAAATCTATCTTCTACATAGTCAGCAGTTCCAACTTCAAAGATAACCGAACCAGCCACTAGTGCTTCTACTTGATGTGGACCTAATGCTCCGAAATCTGCAGTTTTACCTTCTTCCAAGACAGCTTCTTTGACTTCGCCAGAGCTAACATCAATATAAGTCACTTTAAACTTGCCTGCATTAATGAACCAACTCTTATATTTTTCTTTGTGAAATACCAAGCTAGTCTTTGCTCCTACTCGATCAAATATCAATAATTTGCCGCAGTATTTGTCGTTATTGGCAAAGATGATTTCAAATCCCCAACCCTTGTCAACTTTTCCTAATGTTTGTAAATTCATGGTCTCTTCTCAATAATTTTGTCTATCAAACCGTACTCGAGAGCTTCTTCAGCACTCATAAAAAAGTCTCTGTCCATATCACGTTCAAATTCTTCGTAGGTCTTACCTTTGGTATTATGTTTTACATAAAGTTCAGTCAACCGTTTTTTGATATGCATTATCTCTTTGTAGGATATTTCAATATCAGAAGCCATACCTCGTGCGCCGCCAGATGGCTGATGTATCATATGCCGAGCATTGGGTAACATGTGTCTCTTTCCTTTGGTACCGGCCTGTGCCAAAAATGAACCCATTGAACAGGCCTGGCCCATAACATAAGTTGCTACATCACATTTAATAAACTGCATGGTATCATAGATACTGAGACCTGCTGTGACTACACCGCCGGGACTGTTAATAAACAGATTGATATCTTTACCAGGATCTTCGGATTCCAAAAAAAGCATTTGTGCCACAATGAGATTGGCTGTGTAGTCCTCTACTGGACCATTCAACATTATAATTCTTTCTCGTAGAAGTCTACTATAGATATCGTAGGCTCGTTCGCCTTTTGATGTAGATTCAATTACGACAGGTACCAAAGCCATAGTGTTCCTTTTTGTAAGTAAAATTTAATTATATACTTGATATTAATTATTGTCAATGCTGTTGATTTTTTAATAATCTGAGTATATAATATGCAGATTGTTCAATTAACCAGTTAAATACTGTTTTGTAAAAGATTTCAAAATGAGCACTTTGTTGTTAAACGCAGACATGCAACCTGTAAGTCTATTACCGTTATCGGTAGTTGATTGGCAGGAAGCCATTAGATATATGGTACTTGATAAAGTCAAAGTACTAGAATGGCATGACGATTGGATCGTGAGATCCGCTCGTTGGGAAACCCGTGTGCCTGCTGTTATGATGCTGACCGTATACCAAAAGCCTAAGCATACGATGCGGTTGAGCAAACGTAACATTTTCTTAAGAGATGGTTATCATTGTCAATATTGTGGCACCGAGGTTACCGAAGCAACTGCTACTTTGGATCACGTACACCCTGTAAGTCAAGGGGGTAAGACAACCTGGGAAAACTCTACAACCGCTTGCAAACCTTGTAATTATAAAAAGGCTGCTCATGTTGGAAAGTACAAGCCAAAACAGATGCCTTACAAGCCTAGCTTTTGGGATCTAGTGGCCAAAAGAAAAATCAAAGGCTATCACATGGGGCATCCTAGTTGGGAATACTATCTAGCCTAGATTATTTTAGATGAAACGCTGACGCACTTAAATATCGATAGCAAACATTGATTAGAAGGAGAACTAATATGATGCTATCAAAGGCACAGCGCCAAATCAAGCGAAAGATCTTTAATGATCTGTTTACAATACAAAAACTGCGAACATTGATTAGAAGGAGAACTAATATGCCGCAACTACTTACAGCTACTATCACCGAACAAGAGTTCAAAGACCTATTTGGGTTCGATGAACCTAGTGGTCTTTACAGCGATCCAAAGTTTAGATTAGTCATTAATAAATTTGGTAGATGTTACTGGCTACTCAGCATCGATAATCTACAAGGTCCTCGATTCAGTGGGGTCAACGTCTACTATCAGGGCAACAACAGTAGACTGATCAGAACAATTTATCCTAATGCTAGACGTATAATTGACGTCGGGGCTAATGTGGGTAACAACACTATCGCCTATGCCGAATGGGCAGATCATGTAGAATCGTTTGAGCCTACTCCTACCACACTTACTATGCTCAAGGCCAATATTGCTATTGCTCAACTCAGTAACCTACATGGTATCTATTGGCAGGGTGATCAATCTCAGGGTGCTGTTCATCGAGATCCTACACAGACTGTAGGTTGGTATACCTGGAAGGGCGTACCTCAGAGTATGAACATCCGTGGTCAGATCACTGTACATGAAGTTGCTGTGACTAATCGGAATACAGGGTCAATTGGTATTCAGGATCACCCCGAACACGGTGGACATAACTTCGCTGTCTATGATGAAAAACATGTTAAGAAATCAGAACACGTGGTTCAGGTACCTTGCAAGACTATAGACAGTTTTGCGTTTGAAGACGTAGACGTTATAAAGATCGACGTCGAGGGATCAGAACTATTTGTGATTCACGGTGCCAAAGACACTATTGATCGTTATCGTCCTGCGGTGCAGGTTGAGATAGTACCAAAGCAGTGTAACCAATATGGTTATGATCCGCAGGCCTTATATGACTTTTTCGCAGAGCGTGACTATGTCTGTGTCTGTGCTGTACGTAAGCCCGCAAACAAAGCACAAGAGGGCCTGTTCTTTGGTAAGGACATTGGCATGACGCATCAACAGATTCCGAAATATATGGATAGACTGTTTGTGCCTAGAGAAGTACATGAACGTACAGATTACGGTGCTATGGAACAAGCAGATAACCAATTCGATAGTTTGTTTGATTTTGGTTAAATTAATGGTTGACTATACATAGAAGTTTTGTTACAATATCAACTGTGCTAATTGTTTAGGCACAGAACTTTTAACTAAAGAAAGGAAAGATATGTTGCAAAACTTTTATGACCCCACACAGGGGCGACTTGTACTGCCTGAGGGTTTTTCTGACCCTAAGAAGGGCGCCTATACTCCTGATTACAATAGCATTTACCCGGACTGTCAGGATGACATTGATGAAGCTTTTGGTCTTACGCTACCGAAGCCTCCGAAAGAAATGTACCAGCTTACTAAAGCTGAACGCACACAAGTAATCGAAAAACTAAAAAAGTTTAGTCGTTACCCAGATGCCATCATGCCCGGTGAAGGTATCAAAGACTTTGCAGATGAATTTGCTAAAGTTGTAGCGGAATTCAAGAAATCACGTTGTTGGATTTTTAAAGATGCCAAGGGTCAAGAATATGGAGTAAAACCTCCTCCTGGTTTTTTCGCAGTTCTAGGTGTTCTTGCTATGCCCTGGAACCTAATGCGTATCGATTATGATGCTCAGCGATGGACAGATATCCCTCACATCGCCAGAATCCTTATGAAATTTGATCCTCAAATGGCACAAGGTATTACTGCTCGCATCACTCCAGACGGTAGACAGATTGATGTTAACGAGGGTCGACATGGCGCTATGCTGATTGCATTCACTGGTGCTCCTTATTGCTGGGGTAGAGCTATTGTTAGCAACAATCGTGGACGAAACTTTGATATCTTTGAGTTGCTCAACATTATTCCTAAGCCCACTGAACTATACGATGAGTTTCGTATTAAGGCAGGTCGAGCTTCTATGTACAAGGCAGCACAGATGGACATCAAGCAAGATGTGGGCGGGCGTATTGAAGACCAGCATGCCTATGATTTGAGCGAGCTCAATCACAACCACGATGTTCGTTTTGTACCTAGCGCCAAGAAAAAGGGAGGCAAGAAAACACTGCTGAAGAAAGGCGACGCTTTCCGTATTGACAAGTTTTATGCGTTCTTCGAAGATGGACGCTATTCGGTCAAAGACGAGGGTATGGTTGTAGATACATATCTTGCAGACGCTTACACGGTTTTGCGTGATGCATTCTATGAAGGCTACATGCCGCATGAACCTGCGTGGGCTATCTGTGAACTGTTTAAGCAGACTGCCGCATCCGAACCAACCGGTACCCTTACCACTAATAAGCGCAGTAAAATGCGCAAGGTCATCACTACCGTGTTGAATGAACGCTATCACATTAGCAAATATGATGACGGTCACAAGCAGGCAGAAGCCTTCTACAAGGACTTTGGCAAAGTGCGAAACAAGGTCAGTTATGATGAACCGTTTGCTGGTTACATTTCGGGTAACAACTTTGTTGAATACTTCCTTACTACTGCCCTGTATAGCATGATTCAAGAAAGTGATTTAGTTAAGATCACAGACAAATCATTGTTTGCAGTGCCTAAGGCATATTGGAACGAAGCAGGTACTGAGATCCGAGACATAGACGGAGACTTGTTCAGTTACACTAAGTTTCTTTCAGATCCTAAAGATCAAGAAATTGACGGCTTTGAGGACGTAGAAGAAGATGAAACTGTCTAATTTTGATTTAGAGACACAGACTCTTTATCAGAATTTAGACGATGAATCGAAGGCGGTCTTTGACCGTCTTCATTCTTCAAACCTAAAAAAGTCTAAGAAAAAGAGTTGGACTCGTGAAGAACAAAGTGCCTATGGGACTATCGAAATTTTTGAGAGTATGGCCGATCCCAAATTGCCTACTTTTAAAGATGTAAGACTGCCCTGGGCATATAACAGAGCCAGCAGTTATGGCATAACAGATTGGAAAGAGCTTTATGCTATCTGTCCATGGATCTGCCCTTATTTCAATAAGCCGTTAGATTACCGTCAAGGGTTCAATGACTATGTGTTGAATATATTTGAAAAAGATGCTATGAAGGTAGCCAAAAAACAATGGTACAAACCCAGCGTTCAACATATCGTACCCAGTGCAATGGGAGGCCCTTTGAATGACATCAATAACCTAATGATCATTCCCTTAAGATATAATATCCTTTTAAGAGATATGATTCCAGAAGAAAGATTTGAAATGATTAGAGTGCTGACTTCGGATTCTTATAAGGAAAGAGTGGGCAGGGCAGAAAAATTATTTTATAAACCCAAAATTTGGTCTGTGCTGACTTGACAACTCTGTGTTTTGATGCTATACTATTGTCACAGTGAATATTTAGGAGCAGGCTGTGCGTTACTACATTGTCAGTTGGGACAATTTGGGTGTAGAGTTCTTTGAAGAAATCACAGAACATCATCCAGATAATTGGGCAAAAAATCATCTGTTTGACAGCATCAAACAAAGTCAGAAAGTGTCAAAGCCCATAGGTTTCAGCATGCAGTCGCTGATACTCCGTGCCCAGATGAACGCCCAGCGGCATTATGAAATCTACGTTTTCATTACCGAAGACGACATAGACAAAACAGATGTTCAAGAATGGTTCACTACTGACCCGCAGGGCTTTGCCGATTGGGTTCGAGAGAATCATAGTTATAAAGTTTATAGTAACCGTAAAACCACAAAGGATGTAATTGTATGAGAACACAACCACAGATTGTTATTCAACGCCTTGAAGCTGACAACAGCCGTTTGGCCAAGGAAGCTATTTTGGCAGAAGCAATGACGGAAGGACTGGACGAATTCTTTGAAGGAGTTCGCTGGTGTCTTGACAAACTGCACACCTTTGGAGTCAAGCAGGTTCCCGAAAGCACTGCTGATGGTCAAGGACTGAGTTGGGAAAACTTCTCAGAACTAGCAGATGCACTGTACCGTAGAACGCTGACTGGGCATGCGGCACGTGATGCTATTAAATTGGCTATGGATGTGGCTACCAAAGATCAATGGAATGGGTTTTATCGTAGAATTTTGATTAAGGACTTACGCTGTGGTGTGTCTGAAAAGACTGTGAACTCTGTAGCCAAGAAACAGAAGAAACCTCAGTACTGTGTGCCTGTGTTTGAATGCATGTTGGCACACGATGGAGCCAATCACGAATCTAAGATCTCAGGCAAGAAACTTGTAGAGCCTAAACTAGATGGTGTGCGTGTGCTAACTGTGGTAGACTACGAAAGCCGTATTGTTACCATGTATACTCGCAACGGTAAGGAATTAGTTAACTTCCCTCACATCGCTAAAGCCTTTGAAGACAACATGGACAATTGGGGGCGCAGTTATGTATTTGACGGGGAAGTAGTTTCTAAATCCTTTCAATCTTTGATGACCCAGGTACACAGAAAATCTGACGTACAGGCACAAGATGCCCGACTAATGCTGTTTGATATCGTGCCGCTGACTGAATTCAAAGCAGGAGTCAGCGTCATGGGTCAAAAGCGTAGATCTACATTCCTTAAAGAAAACTTTTCTAAGATCTTTGCAGATTCTGGTTGTATCGAAATTATTCCGCAACGTGAATTTGATCTAGATGTTTTTACTGATGAGATTGAATTCCGTGACTATAATAAAGAAATGGTTGCCGCAGGCTATGAAGGAATTATGATTAAAGACCCCAACGGTAAGTGGGAAGGCAAGCGCAGTACTGCATGGTTGAAACAAAAACCATTTATCGAAGTTTCTTTGGAGATCGTAGATGTTGAAGAAGGAACTGGTCGCAATGCAGGAAGGTTAGGTGCCGTGATCTGTGAAGGCACAGACGATGGCAAGAACATTAAAGTCAATGTAGGCAGTGGTTTCACCGACAGCGATCGTACAGAATACTGGGATAGTAAAGATAGTTTGATTGGACAGATCGTCGAAGTGAGAGCTGACGCAGTGACGCAAAACCAAGACGGTTCTTACAGTCTTAGGTTTCCTAGATTCATGCGTTTCCGTGGATTCAAAGTAGGAGAAAAGATTTGAAAGCACAGAACGTTATCAACTTTGTAATCTATTGTTGGAAGAGTTGGGAATTCTGGCAAAAAGCGTTGATTATCAATATTGTTTTACAGGCCGCGTGTTGGTTGTTTGCGGAACCTTATAGGACCTATATCAGTGGTGTAGGATGGACGCTGTTGATAGGTGTATTCTTTAATTGGTGGTGGAAAGATCTGCTCTTGCCAAAATGGCAGAAATATAAAGAGCATAAAAATCAACTATTGACAACAATCAAAGAGTCAGAGAATGTCTAGATTGATTGCTTTTGGTTGTTCGTATACCTATGGACATAGTTTGCCAGATTGCCATGTTGATCCGGACAGACCTGGTCCAGTTGCCAGCAATTTAGCTTGGCCTGCATTGTTGGCTAATTCTCTTAAATTAGAATGTGTTAATAGAGCATGGCCAGGTAACAGTAATAAAAAGATTTGGCATGACATTATGACTTTTGATTTTGCCGAGGATGACATTATATTCGTAATGTGGACTAAGGTTGATAGATATTGTGTACTTCAAAAAGAACTTGAAGTACAAACAATTGGGCCTTGGATTGAAGATACAAATTATTTTAGGAATTTTTATTCCGAATATGATTCTGTGATGCAATCAAAATTGTATATAAGTCATTGTAATCATGTTGTAAAAAACAAAATACATAATCTTGTTATAGAAAGTGATCTAGGTAATCTGTTCGAATCCTTTGGAGAAAAGATTGAGCACATTCCTGTTTATCTCAACTATTTTAATCAATTTTTTTCGCGGGCATTAGATGGAAAACATCCTGGTACAGAATCTCATGCTGCCGCGGCTGACAGAATAAGAAAATTCATTTAAGGACTAAGTAAACTGATATGAGACAACTAGAACAATTAGACACTGACAATAATCTAGAAGAAGCAGAGATCGCTCAGGTCAATAATCTGCAGCGTAATGCCATGGCAGTCAATGAACTTAGGCAACAGCTGGAGAGGCAAAGAGCTCAACCTTCTGCTGAATTCTGTGAGGAGTGTGGTGAAGATATACCTAAAGCACGTAGAGAAGCAGTGCCTGGGGTACAACTCTGTATCTATTGCCAGACTAAACTAGAAAGATTCAAAGCCAACTATCGACAGCCTGGTGACAGCTCAGAGTAACTACTGACCCCCATAGGTTTTCTGTAGGCTGTTCAAACAACCAATCAGGACCTAGGTTATTAGCAACCAGCCAAGAGTGTTCACGTTTCCACGGTCCCAGTCCTTGTAGTTCATGATCTAGCTGGCCAGGAGCCCAAGAAGCATATCCCATTAGTAATCTAAAATGTTTAGGAAAATCTCCATCTGCTAGATGATGGAACATTTCTTCTGAAGATGTCATAGCCCAAGCCGAAGTGATTATCACAGTCTTGTCGCAGACCCAATCACTACTGTGTAACATCCAGAGGCTGTTTTGGCTGACTGGACCTCCCCAATAGATCGGTGTGCTAGGTAAGTTGTCAACTCTGAGATCACTGTCCTGTAGAATTTCATCTAGATTAAAGCCGCTGGGCTTGTTCACGCACAGGCCGTGTGCGCCTTGATTGGAAAAATGTGTGATCATCAGTACCGAATCTCTAAAACGAGGATCCGGCATGTTAGGTGGTGCGATTAATAAATCAGTAGGTTTAAGTTCAATGTTCATGACCAGTCGGGCAGAGGGCCGCCGTACTTCTTGCCCTTGATACGCTTACCACGTACCTTAATCCGATCGTGTCCTACCTTATGGCTCTTGCCTCCATCACGAGATCGGTACCCTTGACTCTTGCAAGATGCCAGCTGACTGGCTCCCAGTGCAGAATCGGGCTTACCTGATTGGCAGAGTTCTCGAGAAGCTGGCTCCTCGGATACTGCTTCATCTTCAGGATTTTCAAGACCAAATAGAATGCTGTCGTTCAAGGGAAAGTCTAACTCCATAAAACGTTCCGGCAGTTCGTGTGTGTCTATGATATAGGATAACTCGTCATCTGTAGGATGTTCTTTCATTAGAACCTTAGCAGCTTCATCATGTGCATCTGCATTGCTCCAAATGTCAACGTCATAGTGTTCCTGATACAGCGTTGCCACTGCGTCCATGACTTTTCTGTAGTCGCAGGTAAAAATATTTTCAGTGACGATCTCTCTGATTTTCATGCTAGTTTTGCTCCGATCATAATGCAGGATACCAACATGTTTTTGACATCCATATCATCTGCTTCTGCATTTAATTTATCCGAATTGATGAGATCGGCCATTAGGGCCTGATATTCAGATTCTGATATTTCATTGCGGTGAAGTGCGCCAGTTATCTCTAATGCGAATTGAGCTCTCTGTTCAGCCCAGGGTCTGCCACAGGTAGATAAAAATTGCAGTTGTTCCATCATGGTTACCATCTCCCTAGTATAACTTTACTGGCTCGTTCGCCCTGTTGTGTTAGAACTTTCTTTTTGATTTCACAATAAGTTTTGCTGCCTTCGCCTCTATCAGTCCATTCTTTAACTGTAGCCTGCATAGGCTCTATGACTCTTAATACATCTTTTTGTAGCGTGCCTTTGGCCTGACTGTAGAGTTCAAACCTACGTAGATCTTCTCTCAATCTTTCTACCTGTGGTCGCTGTGCATCTGAGCAGTTGATACGCTCTACGCTCAGTCTGGCTTCTGTGATATAAGCTGATTGATTGTCATCCCAAAAACTAGGTATCCAGTTCTGTACAGTGGCACAGCCTGTAACCATCAAAGCGGCGATAATAGATATAACGATACGCATGAAATATTTATTCGGGTTTGGGTATTGATTTGATTTTAGACTCTAACTCACGTTCAGCTATCTCTGAACATGAAGGCATACCTGGAGGATCATATACAACTAATAACCATTGGGTTTTCGGAAATTGACTTTTACTGACCAATTGTGAATGATGATCTGGATCTGAAACCCATTGTTTCACAGTGTCTAGGTCTTCCATGTTTTCTATTATGTAAAATTTCTGCATATAATATTTAGTAGCCCAACCACAGTTAATCAAGGTTTAAACTGCGCAGATAAATATTTCTGCGTGTGAGGCGATCTGAGCTAGGCCTAAATCAACCCTTAAGGAGATTTAGATGCAGGCCAGAACAAAGAAAGAACAGGCAGCAGCCCCTGAAACCAAATCCGAAATGGAAATGATACGAGAGCTGCAAGATGAGCTGCGATTCCTTCGCGAACAGCGCACGGCCAAATCAGCTGATCCAGAACAGATCCAAAAGCAACAGGAACTTATCGCTAAAAATACCCGACGTGCCTGGGACTCAGAAGCCCTGGTCCAGTTCAATGTAGCACAGGTACAGGTAGCACGTTCAATCGTAGAAGAAAACGTCACGGATGCCATGCAGAGCTATACCATCAATGCGGGCGGTAATCGTGAGCTGATCATGCGTACCACAGATGATGTCTATCGTAATCGCATGATGATGCTGACACAGTTGCAGCCCTCTACACCCATGCAGGCTCTGTTCCAGGATTCAATGATCACCAAAACCAAGCTAGAGTATCTGCACCATCGTAATCATGTCAACGAAGAAATGGTTACTATCATCCAAGAAATGGCAGCAGCCATACGTGCTATCGGTGATGTTTCAGAGCGTTTCTATGCCCTCAACGAGTACATGGTAGAACACTGCGACGAAGTCTCAAATGAAAACGCACAGTGGTTTGATGGTGAACTTCAAGCGATGATGCAGTCAGCTACACAGGACGGCAACAGCTCCAGAGTAGAACTATCAGAAACTGAAACGGATATCTTGCTCAAAGCCGCAGAGCTGAACAAGCTGGAAATCCGGGCTTTGGCCGGCCTAGCGGATAGCTTGGGTGAACACCTACAGGAATGTCAGGACCATGGCAATGAGCTCAGAGATGAAGTCATTAACTTACGTGAAAAAGTCGATGGCACACAGAAGCGTATCGCCAATCGCATCGCGCCAGGAAAATGATATTCCCAGACAAGCCCAGACCGCCCTGGCAATATCAAAAGCCCCCGGCTGCGGGGCCTAAGGCCAGGGCAGAGCAGATCTCGGACACTGAGCCCCGGAAGCAGCCCAGACCCCCGGGCTACTATCGTGAGCGCATAGAGTTTGCTGTGATAATTGTAGGTTTTTACTTCTGGATAAAATATTGGCTGCAATATCAATAGTGTTCGATGACATCACTGTGGATCTAGTGCTGGCCCGACGCCGATGGAGTCGCATCCGTAGGATAAGGTCAGCCACAAGATCTATACGTAGACAGTGGCCACAGATACGATTCGGTCTGCTGAGACAGGATCAAATCATTACCATAACATTTGACACAGAGCTGGACTTCTTTCAATGGCTGCTGGTTTGGCCTGCAAACATGCCCAGATGGCGCAGATTATCGCACTGCCCTAACTATGACACTGGCAGTTAAGTTGGAGTCAACACCCACCATAAATCGGCACCCGAACCAAGAGGATTTTCTGTCTTGATATATTCACGCCAACTCAGTCCAGGTTGACTCAAGGCAGCATCGACACTGCCAGCACCTTGCACTTCTTCTCCTATGGGCGGGTATACATTTCGTGCGCCAGCGGCGCTGTTTCTAACTGTAATTCTTGTACCGTAGGGCTGACCAGCGGGCAGAATTATGCCGCCTGAGGCCGCAGAATTTAGTATATGAGCTAGATTAGCAGTGATCTCTGTGGCAGTGCCCTGAGTTGAGCCTCCAGGTTGAATGTTTTGATAACCTAGGCTGGTTACACCAGTAAACGTGGGGTCTTCTGTGAATGCATATTCAGGACCAATCTTGAATTCAGCTGCCAGTGGAGTACCATCTGCTTCAAAACCCAGTCTGCGATCAATATAGGTCCTAACTGCAGATTCTGTGGGCACTGCTGATGTGCTGTTGTCTGCAAATGTAGGATCTATACTGAACTCATTAATGGCCACACCTACACTCATCTGTAGATCAGAAAGTCCTAGGAAAGCCGCAGGGAGATTCAATAGATTGTTATAGTCTATGGGTGCCTGAGAAATCAAGCTGTTGACCAAGGTTTCTGTGGCATAACGCTGACCTGACTGTGTTCTCAGTTCTCCGCGCACTGTGATGTCGTTTTCCACTGTGATGTCGCTGTTAAACACCACTGCAGGAGTGAATGAAATAGCAGAGCTGTCTGTGCTGTCTATGGCCGTGCCTGTGACTGTGACTGACCCCAGACTGGGGATCGTGGGTTTACCTGATAAGTCACTGTACTGACCAGAAGTAGACACTGTGGAAAACTGAGGCTTGCCTGTGATGTTGTTCCAGGTCAATACCCCAGATGCTGCTACTTTAGTGCTGACTGTGCTGTTAGTGACATTGGCTAGATCTGCGCGAGCCAAAGCAGTACCACCCACTGTGGCAGCATCAAATATCCTTAGGGTCTTGGCAGTGCTGTCATAGTAGACATCGCCATTGTTGGCTGTGGTAGATGCCAAGGCGCTGGCGGTAAATGATCTTAGCCTTAGATTGCGAATTGGTTGTGTCATAGCAGAGTCCTGTTCGAATATTTAGCTGAGTCCATTAAACGGCGAAGCCGCGCAGAAAATTTTCTAGCGCGAAGCGCAACGGCAGATTGTGTGTAGAGCACCCAGATAATTATCTACGCAGATTATACGTACTCTAATGCCCTCTGACGCACCAATCCAGGATACTTTAAAAGAAAAAATGCGACATATCTCGCGGGCACAAAAAAGTCTATGCAATCTCCTCTGATGCTTAAATGGCCACCCCAGCTCTGTACATCTCGCCAAATGATCTCTTCATCGTATTCTGATCCGGTATAACGATAACAGTAAATGGTTATATCAAACATAACATTAGGTAAGTGGCGTCATCACAGTCTACGAGAACTATGTAGTGGTCTTCCCAGTGGCTGCTAAATCCCCCAGAGTCCTCACAGAGTACGTGTATGATTCGAATGGGCATGCCCCGAGCAATCAAATCATGACAGCGTTCAAGTTGATCTAAGGTATAGTCTAGAGTATACATGATAAGCAAAAGTATTTAAATATGTATATGATGAATTGGCAATCGACCACAGGCATGCGGGCCGCTAGAGGACTATGAAAACCACTGTATATTATCTAGTACACAAAGACAGCCAAACTCGACTGCGTTACTATAAGACTCTTGCCGGTGCAAGAATCGCACAGCACAGTCGTAACAGGCATTTGGGCTTCCATGACAGAATAGAGCGTGTAGAGCAGTTTGACAACTGGGAAGTAGAGTTATACAGATTAGCAGACGGAAGCATAGTGGAAGGTACGTATTGCATAGTAGAAGATACTGTAGACTCTTGGGATTTTTTACTGAGCTAAGAATGGCATAAACACTGGGGTTTAAGCATGAAATGGATTTTGGTATTTTGGTTGCAGTATCCAGAAAACTACACAGTGTACACAGAGTATAAGACAGAACGCGAGTGTAGGGACGCAGAATATCTATGGCAGCGTAGACTGACCATAGTTAACTCAAAGCTGATAGCGGAGTGTAGAACAAGATGATGAAACTGACTGTGTTTGCGATATATTGGTTGAGCCTTGTGTTGACCATGCGACAGGGAGCGTTATGGATGTGGTTTATATTGCTGCCTACGTTCTTATTGCTGTATCTGTGGGCAGAAGAACAGGACACGTATTAAGGCCCCGCTGTAGGATCGTGCGTATGTGTGCTAAATCGCTCAGTAAGTGTGATTTACTGATCACCAGAATGCGCATAGAGGTCTATACAGGCGGTGGGAGGACGGAAACAGTGCAGAAAAGTAGTAAAAAGTGTGATAAAGTGTGGAATTGTGTGACCATTTGAGCATAGCCTCTCAAACCAAAGGTCTTGACTTTGATCTCTACTGTGATTTCACTATAGAACCTAACGAAAATGAACCATATTCTACCATTTACCACCGTGCCCCAACCGTTAAACGGTGTTTCTACGGTGGCCCCGCTGTAGGGGATTAGTCATGATACACACAGAATACAGAGACTATATCCCTCACTACACAGTCTACGATCGCAATCACAGCATAGTGGTCTACACTACTATGATGTCTGTGGCTCGCGACTTTGAATACTTTGTCTCACAGGGACACACAGCTAGAACTCTGCTGATCTTGGCTCGCAGGCAGCAGAAGACGCAGAACAAAAATCCAAAACGCTAGCAGGCCCCGCTGTAGGGTCTTGACTTTTTGCTAGTTTGATCGTATAATATACACATGCTTAAGAAGCGCAGACTATCATCTAGCAGAGATTGGGATATGACATTACCAGATGAGCGATATCGTGCAGTAGTACAGACCCGGAGGTTCTTGATGGATCTCTGCAATCCTGAACACACACCCAGGATTCCACGATTGATCCGTGACACAGCGAGATCTATGCTGCGCCACTATCCTTCAGAATGGGATCTAGATCGTGCTGCAGAAGCCT